TCCCACCGTTCTTCCCACCATTCTTCCCACCGTTCTTCCCACCGTTCTTCCCACCATTCTTCCCACCGTACTTCCCACCGGGATTCGGCGGACCAGTACCAGTCTTCTAAAGATTGGCTAGCTGACAGCTAGCAATAAAGATTGGACCGCGTAACCATCTAGTAGCTACGCGGTCCAAAGAAGACAGACATAGGTTTATAAAAGTTTGAGATTAAGACCAAAATTTTATTACACAGTATTTGGTACCAGATGTAACTGGCTTAGCTTCGTGTGAAAACGGAAAGCTAGAAGGAAAGACGATAAGATCTCCCATTTTTGGTTTATATAAAAAATCAATTTTATCAAAAAATAATTCTCCACCTAAATAATCATCGTTTAAATAAAGTGTTGTAGAAATTTTTCTTGTTTGACTTCCGGCGTCATCTGAATGAGTCAAGTAGTGTTCTCCAGTTTTGTACTGAACAAATCCATAAGAATATATTTCATCGTCATTTGATAAAGAAACGTTATATTTTCGCGCATAGTCATCAACACACTGCGTAAAGACCAAATTTGATTGATCACACATTTTTTCGTAGCTTGGGTCTAGCTTTGGCAAAGATGAGCAAGTTCTCGTATCGGAGACTAATACTTGAATAGTCCCATTTAGATCTGGTTCTCCGTAAACCAAAGCTTTTTTCCAAGTTCTACACTGCAGAAGGTCTTTAGTTATTGAGCTGACTAGTTTCCTGGTATTGTTATTATTATAAATAACTATAAATTTTTCCATACTAAATACTTTTTTGCATTGAATCAAATGATGAATAAGCCCAATAACGTCTGAACTTTCTTTCTCCTATAGAGAAGCCACCCTTTACAGCATGAAAAATAGTTGTTAAATCTACGATGACCAAATCACCCAAATCCCATGTAAGCCAGTGATTAGGTTTATTCTCATATGACTGTACAGTTACGTCAATCCACGTCTTTATCTTTTTAAAAGTTTTAACATCTTCTTGCGAAGGAAGAAGTCCATCAACGCTGTAAAGAATATCTTGATGATACCTGGGAGACAGATTGATTACTTCTACTCCAGTATTTCTATGGGGAACAAGGCATGGTCGTATATTTATTTTTGGTTTTTGCGGGACATCATCTATCAAATTATAGCTATCCTGCATAGAGTTTGTTACTTGAGACTTACGTAAAAACTCTATCCAATTATCGTCCATGTTAGATAGAATATCCGAAGAATGCACAAAGCCCGTTGTTCCTGAGTCTTTGTTGCAAGTCAAGACGATCATGTTCCAAGTGCTAGCAATCTGCCTGTCATTTTTATGTGAATTTTCTAAATGCCAAGGGATTAAAATATCATTACTTGTATAGTCTTGTTTATTAAACGTGTTAATTGTAAAAGAGTGGTCTTCTTCATCAAACAGTGAAATATAACCCCAGTTAAGTTTTTCCCCAAAGGCTCTTGTCACAAATTCTTGTTCACTAGCATTTAAATTAAGTTTTTTAAAAACTAAAACACCACGCTGTAAAAATAAATCCGTGTACTTATCGATATTTGAAATAATATCTAAATATGAAATATTATCTAATATAGCTGGTGTAGTTATTTTCATAATAATTTAGTTATTGTATAAAAAGATGGAGTAGTGTATCTTTCACCCTTGGTTACAATCTTAACTCCATGTAAATAATTTATATCGCCGGGATGAGCAACAGCAAGACCCGGTTCTGGCTTGACCACCAAATCATGCTGTGGGTAATACAATTCTCCGCCTTCAAAATCATCGTTGTAATAAAGCAGAGAATTAATATCGTAGGTTGGAAATGGATTGGGTGAGCCGTCGTTTAATTGCTTATCCGCATGCGGCTGCTGTTCTAAGCCAGGAAACCACCTAATTATTACGGGCGGTCTTACGCTAAGCTGGACCTTAAACTCATCCTCAAGAAACCATTGCATCTTAATAATGTATTTATCAATTAAATTGTATATGTCAAGATTTATTCTTGATAAAATATCATAGCTGCACTGTCGATTTTGCCAATAAGAAGCATCGTAAGTGCAAGTGCCATCTTCAGCGTATTGGTTTTTCCCAGCATCCATCCATTCATTAATTGTCGGAAGAAACTCTTGAATCTTTTTTAAGTCCTCTAGTTCAACAAAGTTTTTTATAATCTTTATATTCTCTTTGGAGTTTCCGAAATGCCCTGGTTCGATTAGTGATTTTTCCATATTTACTCCCTTATAGCCCAAAAACATGGGCATGCATATCCAGTACCAGATGTAACTTTTTTTAACTTGCGGCTTTGCTTTCGTGATATTTCAATGATATGATTATACCATCTGTTTTGTCTAAAGGAGCTGTAATGGAATTTTATCATGTTGGCGATCCAAAGTTTGGTATTTTCTTATATAGAAATGCAATTGAAAGAGAACTAAATATTCCAGAAAGATTAGAAGCCACAGTTGGCAATAGTAACCACGAACTCTTTAAGTGGTCAGATGCGGTTGTCGGTTATAACGTAAAAATGCCCGAATACAGGGATTGTGTAGATTTAAAAATGAGCCCAATTCATTGGCCATACCTAACGCCTCAATTTGAAGAGGTAAAAAAATGCTACGACGATGTTGATACAAGATTAAAAAAATGCCTAGCCCACTATGAGTCAATGTATAATTTTAAAATGGAGTTTATGGAAGCAATTAACTTTGTTAGATATACCCCAGGACAGCATTTTGCCGTACACACAGATCATGGCTTTTCATATACGTGCACGGTATCTTCCGTTATGTATCTTAATGATGAATACGAAGGTGGAGAACTATGGTTTCCCTACTTAGATATAACACTTAAACCAAAAGCTGGAGATGTTGTATTATTTCCGTCAACCTACATATACGCTCACGCGTCACTAAAGGTTAAGAGTGGGACTAAATATTCTGCAGTTACTATGTTTGATTACAATGACAACAATCATAAGTATCCAATTGGATACGCAACTGATGGGTCAAAGATAACGGAAAACGTGGGAATCAGAAAATAAAATGTTTTTTGTAAACTCTTTTATTAAGGTGTGCAAAAATACGCTTACGAACGATCAGTGTAAAACGCTTGTTGAGCAACTAAACTCGTATCCAGTAGATTCGTTGGATCCAGTAACTGGAAAATTGATATGGGATAAAGCTAGAGTCTATAATACAAGTGAAAATGATGAACTTTTAGTTGAAGTTTCCGATAGAAGAACATGCACGAAGATGAGCAACGAGTCTGCACTTTACAGTTCTGTTTACCAAATTATCCAACCACCTATCTCAAAACAAATATATGATTACATAGATCATTTTGGGGTAGAGCTATCGAAAGAACAAGATCAAAGATACGGCATACTAAGATACGAGGCAGGCCAAGCTTCTCTACTGCACAGCGACGATGGAGTTGGGGTGCATAGAAGAGTTTCTTGCATACTGTACATTAATGACGATTATACCGGTGGTGAATTGTTTTTTAATAAACAAGACTATGAAATAAAGCCAGACGCAGGAGATCTGATTATTTTTCCATCTGCATTTCCCTACACCCATGAAGCAAGAAAAGTAAAAACTGGCGTAAAATATTGTGTAGTAAAATTTTGGGCATAAGCTGTTTTTCTAACTTAGATGGTATAATTGACCTATGACACTAATTACCCTTACAAGAACTCACCAAAATCCACCAGAAATAAAGCAGTCAAGAATTAAAAGAGACTGGATGGACGATACTTACAATAAGCACGCTTACCAGTGTCTGCCGTTGACAGTAGCAAATGTAACTGGATGGGAGCTCATTCTTCAGCAAGATGTTGTTGTTCAATGGGATGGTGGAAACACAGTCCCAAAAGTATTAGAAGGAGAAACTCTTAACGGAAGATCGATAGTCATCCCGAGTATTATTGGAATAATGTCTTTTTCTACTGGTTGGACTTTCCAAACGGAAGATGATTACAGCACTTGGATTGGGGGGTCTCCAAATTATTTTGTAGACGGAGCAGTGCCGCTAACGGCGTCGATACCCAGCTATTGGTGGCCGGACGAGTTCAATATGAATTGGAAAATAACTAAAATTGGAGAGCCGGTTATTTTTCCAGCTGGAATGCCATTTATGCACTTTACTATTTACCCAAATACTTTGTTAGAGAATGCAGAATTTAAAGTAGAAAACTTGTGGGATAAACCAAAATTAATGGACGAAAGAATGAGCTACGGTAACGCAAAGATGAAGAAACTACAAGAGCAACCCTGGACTTGGATGAAGGGAATAAAAACGGGTTTAAATGAAAAGGGAGAAAAAATAGGTCCTTTGTTTGAAGGTCTTCCAAGTTTGAAAGAGCCCAATAATGCAAACTGAACTAATTGGATCCTGGAGAGTGGAAACAATTTCCCCACTTGGCGTTGACCGTTATACGTTAACAGTAACCCCAACCCCAACCATGTCTGCATCTATAGG